CTCGTTGATTGTTTGTCTTATTTGAATTACCGCATCGCCACCTATTGCGATTGCTATGTTTTCAATAAATTGCTTATTAAATATTTGTGCTACTGCTCTGTCAAAGTATTTAGTAGATTTTAAACCTTTCCTATGTATACTACGAGCAATTAAAAAGGCTAAGGACTTCTTGCCGTCTATTGCTTTTGCTTCAGTTCCAAGCTTTGTGTATCTTTTAACCGATACGGATTTTAACTTATTATATCCTAACCATTTTTCTATTGAACTAATTGGCACGGCTTTTTTATTGCCCTTAAAACCATAAGGACTATTGCCGTCTGCCTTCTCGTTCTTTGTACCTTTTACCCCTTTGTTTACAAAATCATAGTATTTAGATGCCTCGCTTCCTGGTTCGTAACCTAAGCTTAAAATGTAACCCGTGCCAAACTTTGTGATGATAGGTAAAGCAGGTTCTGCTAATCTACCAGAACTTGTAATATTTTCCTTATCAAGTATTTCTACTATCTTATCATTAAAAGCTTTACCATACAAAGCAAGTGTTTCCTCTAATACAGGCAAATCGCCTTGCTTGTACTTATCAAAGCTACCGCCTAAGCTTTGTAAAAAGCCTGACCTTAACGCTTCTATTTGTGCTTTAGATATACTCACGCTAATAAATATAAGGAAGGTCTAAAAATAACTAACCCCACCAAAAATGGCAGGGTATGTCTGGGGGTATGGGGTCTTATTTAAGTTTCCTATGCTGTTCTTTGTCAAAGTCAGCTTTTGCTTTTAAATAGGATAGGGTATTTAAGAATTGTATTGTGGTAAGTTCATAGCTTTCATCAACTGTGATATTTTCGTGGTCGGCAACAGATTTGGCGCAATATTGCCATCCAAAGTGTCGCATAAAATTTGAACCCCCTTTTGTGCCAATTCCATACTCATTCCCTGATTCATCATCTCCTTGACCAAATAATCCCTGGAAACTTCTATCCAATTTCTGTATACTTGATAAAAAAAAACAACCGATTGATAAACGTGCATAAACTTTGCCCCTTGTAAGTCCTCGGCATATTGGCTATGCTTGGCAGCATCGTACTTGTCATCTACCCATTTGCCATACCAAGTTTTGCGCTGAGGCATAACCATTGAGGCTGCTAACTTGTGTAGGTTACCTACTAAGTCCGTACTAAATACTTTTGTCTCAATATATCTGGCTGCTTTGATTTGCTGCACATCATAAATAAACTTGTAACGTTTGCCATTTACTTCGGTGTATTTAACCGGCTTACCTTCTATCTTATCGTCTAAAAAGTTTAAGGTTACCTTTAATTTGTTAAACTCTGCTACGCTTAGGCTATCTACTTGCGTGTCGGTAAGGTTATGTAAAATACCTACGAGTTTACTTTCTACATCAAGTGTAGTCCAATCCTTTTCAGGATTTGTAACTATTGGATAGATTTGTTGGTACTGCCAAACTGTGATTTCGTTCCAAGTCATAATTTTTCTATTTCAGTTTTAACTTCTTGCCACCATTGTTTTTCTATGCAGTTATCATCTTCGTCAAATGCAATAGGGTTAGCTTCTATTATTTCGTCTACTGCTATTAAGGCACATTCTTTAGCATCTTCATTAGCTTCCTCATCGTATCTTAAATTTGCCCTTAGATACATTGCATATTTTCCAAATAATTCCTTTGCCTTTTGTTCAGGTGTCATTTTCTTAGTTTTAACATTATCTCATAAGCAAGATGCCCACCTATGTAGCATAACGCTGCCAAAGGTAAGCAAATTGCAAAGAAGTACAATATTTTTATTACTTTAATGATACGGCTACACTTGTTGTGCTACTCTTAGCGGGTGGGTAAACTTTTGTAACCTCGCCAGTAACTCCGTTAATAATATCTAACCCTTGATGCGGTACTTTTTTAAGGAACTCTTCCATATCCTTTTTGGCTTTGGCTGCGCTATTGTACTCGCTTAATATTTCCTCGTAAGCAGGACTTTCGCATTTGCTAAAGTCATACTTAACCCCAACTTCTCTAATGTTAAACTTTGCACTCATATACTCAAAGTCCTTGCCGTTTAATACGGCTGCTTGTAATACTGCATCTTTGTAATCCTTATTTGCCTTTAGGGTTTCAAGCATATCCTCTAAGGCTTTAACCTGGAGATGTGTTTTTAACGGGTCAAGTTCCCCTGCGTTTAAGCGTTCAATTAATTGATAGGTAAACTCAGTCCTTTGTTCTTTTGTTGTTTCAAAGATTTGTTGTAGTTCCATTTTATATTGTTTCGGGTTTGTAATTATCTATGTCAAAAAAGCCGATTTCTGACTTATGTTCTGGTCTCCTTAATTTACGCTTTGCAGGTTCATAACCCTTATCGTTGCAGTAGGTAAGTATTTCCAGATAGGTCGCATCAATGTTAGACATCATAATGCTGATAGGCTCACTTGCGTAGTATTTATCTATGTATTCTTTTGTGCTTTGGGTCATAGTTTTTAATTGTGTAGTCAAATAATGCTGCTATTACAAAACCTGTTGCAATTAGCAGAAGGCAAATAGTGTAAATCATTTAGAGTAGATATCTTGTAATTGTCCAATAAGGTAACAAGCTACTAAAAATACGGCTAAAAGTTTTGCGGTTTCTTTTTTCATTGTGTTTAGTTTAGTTAAATTGTGCGTTGAATAGCCGCACCCCTATTTTATTTTAAGCGTACCAACTAGAGTATACGCCAGATTTTTCATTATGATACTCAACAAAACATCCGTGTTCTGCTTTGATGTAGTATTGGATATTGCCATTGTAATTTACTAAAATATTTACTTTTTTCAAAATTGGCTCTCCGATAAAATCGTCTTGGATTGGTTTTACGTTTGATGACATAAAGCCCTCAGTTCCCTCAACATAGCATTTGCCTATTCTATTAATCATAATTGACTTAGCTTTAACTTGTACTATTTGATAAAAATCTATGTTAGTTTGGTCATATCCCCAACTATTGTAAATTATATCGCCTACCTTGTAATTATGCTGCATATTTTTTTGAGCCTCTTTTTTCTTAGCTTTCCTTTCGTTTTCAGCATTTACGTTAATTTCTACTTTATTAATCCATTCAGTACAGAACTCAATCATTCTGTCAATGCTTCTAAATCTGTAGTTAAATAATGGGTTAGGTATTTTAGCTCTGCTAACTTTTCTTACGCAAGTGCCTATAACCATAGGCTCATTTTTTAAGGTTAATGTGTAACCTAAATTTTCGTACTTTTCAATTAGATTTGTCATTGTGTTTTGTTTTTGTGGTTAATTGATATGTAAATATACAACTTTTACACAATCCACAAAATAAATAATGAATTATTTTTGCAATTTTGTTGCAAATATTACGTTTTTTTTATATTCTATTGTAAACCAATGAGTTATAAAAAGGCGTATCTGCCAGACGTTGGGTTGTCTAATATGTTAAGTGAAGCGTATCTAAGGGCATCTATTGCGTGATTAAGGAAGTCCACGGGCTCATTATCAAGCTTACCGTCTTTATTTTGCTTCCATTTGTACCCATTTAGTTCTTTTTTTAAGTTATTTGACCTTTGCGTTACGTTTAATTTATAACGCTTTAAAGTATTAATTGATTGTCTTATGCTATCGGGCCCTTTTTTAGCACCCTCTATTTGCCACCCATATGCGCTTAATTCAGCGATTGACTTGGGTTCGGCACTATCTGCCACAATACGCCCATTAACGCCTAATTCACGCATTAAATCGCTAATACGGACATTAAGCAATCCTTTGTCATATATTAACTCGTCTATAATAAGTTCTCCAGATTGAGAATAAAGAGCAATTAATGCCGTTGGGTCATTACTAAACCCAAAGTCCAAACCATAACCAATAAGTTTAGCATCAGGGTCGATACCGCTAACTACGTTATAATCTCTAAAAATTACTCCTTCAAGTTTACCTGTTAAACCACGAGCATAAACTTTGTATAATTCAGGGTCATCTATTGCCTCAATCTTATCGTGTATCTTTTGGTCTAAAAATGTATTATGCCTATGGTCGCTAATTATAAGCGTAACGTTTGGTTTACCTATTAAATCTGTATGTACCCAAAATTCATTGTTTGGGTTATAATCTATATAACTCCGTTTTTTTGTACGGATATATAACTCATCCCATATTATCTTATCTACACCATTTGCCTCATTTAAAAACAAATAATCTCTTTTACCTTGTTTAGCATCTTGGGCATCGTCATAGCTTTTAAATTCAATTATTGAGCCATTTACAAAAGTAAATACCCTATCCGATTTGTTATATTCTAAAATGTAATTGTTAAGTCCTTCCGTATTATCAACTATGTTATGGGCATCTCTAATCGGTCCGACTTTTAAGTTGGGTATATCTTGCCCAGCAACAGTAATAATACACCTGTCATTTTCTATTGCGTGTAAGAATAAATTTTGAAGTATTGAATAAGTTTTACCGCTACTTGTACCGCCTTGATTAATTATAATGTCGGTATCAGCATTACGGTTACTTAAAAATACATCGGTTGTTTTAAACATCTGTTTCTCTATTTGCTAAAGGTACACCGCTTGTTATTACTTCAACTTGTATTTTACCTGTTAGTTCTGTTTTATTTGTAGTGTCTACTGTTTCCTTTGGCTTACCATATACACGAGTAAGCAAAGTTTCTAAACTATAAAGGCTGCCCTTCTCTAAGCTTTTACGCATAGCTGCTGCAATCGTTTTTTCAAGTATTGTTGCCTTTGGGTTATCCCATACCGTTTTAAGTTCGTCTAAGTCCATTGACATCATTGCTTGTATGGTATCGTTTATTTCAGCAAGTTTATATCCCTGCTCTTTAAGTAGGCTTACATACTTCCTTGGTCTGCCGTTTGGGTTTCTTATTTCACCCTTTTTAACAGGTATTAAATTATGTTCGTTTGCCATATCTTCTTATTTACTTCTTTGTTATTACAAATTTATATCATTTCCCAACTTGTTGTTAATCTATTAGAGCTATCTGATTTTCTTGTGCTAATTGGATTACCTGTATTTATGTTTTGAGGTGGCTTCCTTCCAAATTGTTTTAAAGCCCATAATTTAGATTTTTTCAATGCAAACATTAAACTTGGAGCTGATGTTATAATTGTAAATCTCCATTTTTCACTTTTATATATTTTCCCAATTTCATTTAAAAACATAACTCCTATTCCAAGTCCTTGATAATCTGGTAATATAACTAATCTATGAACAGTTTTAAAGTTTTTTACTTTTGGGTGAGGAAAATGAAATACTGATATAAAACCTGCTAATTGATTATTAACATAAGCCAAAAATACCTTTGCTGCATTATTATGACTATGACTTAAATAATGATGCTTAGCAAACATTTTCCAGACTGACTTATCGTCTGTTTGGAATATCTCGAATTTAATTTCTGGTCTATTTTTTTTTTGCCCTTCGCAATTACGAAAGGTCATAGTGTCTGTATCAAATACCCAATCTGGCAATAGCCAATCCTCAACATCATAATGGCAAGTAACTGCTATGAATTTTTTAGATGTTTTCCTAATTGCTTTTTGCATTGCAAATGAGCCAATTTGTGCTACGTTTCTATCTACAACGCTTGTAAATTCATCAAATACAAATAAATTATCTTCTGATAAAATAGCACGGGCAAGGTCTACCCTCATTTTTTCTCCATTTGATAAAACGGAATAAGGCTTTAACCAAGAAGGTGGGGAACTAAAACCAACAGAATTAAATGCTTTTGTTATATCCTCAACTGAGCATTCTTTAGGCATATCGTCTAAAATAGTTTCTGCATTATATTCAAAATTGGTTATATAAGAGTCAGGAAATAATTGTTTTGCTATTGTAGTTTTACCGCTACCGCTTTTCCCAACTATTAAACCTATTTGCCAATTATCTTTAATGTCTATGTTACCTTCAAAATGTTGTTTAATTTGATTGCTTTCCAAATCAAACTTACCCATTACGGAAGATACCCTAAAAGTTTTTTTAGGTTCGGCTGTTTTTACAATGTTAAAAGTCGGCATTCGTAGTTTTGTTCTATAAGTTTATTATATGTTTGTTCTTGTTCTGCTTCGTCTTTACAAATAATTTCAATCTTAAATTCTGATTTTAATTTTTCAGATAAATCTTCCATTTCCTTTTCTTCTTCTATTTTAAAACCAGGTATGTCTAAACCCCAATCTATTAATTGCTCACTATCCCAATTATTAGCAAGGTCGTTCCAATCCCATTCGCCATAGCCTACGTTATCTTTAACTATAAATTCCTTTTGCTGCTGCTCGGTTAGTTCACTTGCTTTAATGATTGGTATCTCTTTAAGTCCTGCTTCCTTACAAGCCTTAAGTCGCATATTGCCACCAAGCACAACCATATCGTCATTTACTACAATAGGTCTAAGGTTAAGCATTTGTGGAAACTCGTTAATTGACTTTACGAGCTTTGCAAACTTATCGTCTTTGATTATTCTGGGATTGTTTGGGTTTGCTTTTACTGTGTTGATTGGTACGTTTTGTATCATAGTATGCCGTTTATTATATCGTTTGCTTCGTCTAAAGCATCTTCTTGGTCAAGATAAGTATCTACGTCTGCTATATGCTTATTGATTAAAGTTTCTGCCATTGCATAGGTATAATGTCCTATTGTGGTCATATCGTCTCCATTTTTACCCGTCTTACATACCGCAAGGAAGTAAGCCTTGTGGGTAAGGAGTAGCCATATAGCGTTTAGTTTTCTCATCTACCTTGACCTCTATAAGCTTTTTCTCTTGGCGTGTGCTTATTATAAGACTTCTTTGCAGAACCTCTTTTGCGTTTGCCAAATTGAATTTTGTTACTATTTTCTTTAACTTTTGCCATCTATTAATTTAAAATTTATATTGTTAGCTAATACCCTGTTTTTTATTGTTGGTCTTGATACATTTAAATATAAAGCACAATCAGTTATCGAGTCAAATATTCTATTTTCTGGAACATATAATACCTTCTTAGACATTGGGTGTTTTTCTCCGTGCCTACCTAATGCAGGTTTAACAATCTTATTTCTTTCTGATAAATAAGGTCTTTTGATACCTAAATTAACTATTCCTTTTGTCCCATTTTTAATAGCATTAATATGCTCTATTGTTAATTTTTTACCCTTATGAGTATCTGATATTTTTTTTGCTACTAATGGGTCTTTGCTTATAGCATAAGAAGGATTAGCTACTAAATTCATACCATTTTCATTTGTTTTATTATATGTCCCGAATAAAGATATATAAAATTTTTCCCATAATAACATTTCTTTATAAGGTATATCCCCTAAATCTATAATTAATTTATAAAAATTATCAAAGCCATATTTCTTTATAGAATTAGTAACGTATCTATTATCATTACAATTTTTATACCCACCAAATCTTTTTTTAATATTAATTGTTGAGCCTACATAAGTCCTTCCCTCACTATGAGATAGTAAGTCAAAAAAATACACATACTTGTTCTCTTTAATCTTTGCCATAATTCTTTGCGTGTATGTCTTTTAGGAACTCTTTATAATTTTTTTTGTCTCCGTATTGTATGTGGCACTTCCTACATAAACCCATAAGGTTTTCTATTACGTCTACCTCTTTGTTGCCCCCCATTCCCCTTGCCTCAATATGATGTACATCTACCGCTTGTGCTTCACAAACTTCACAGGGGATAAAGTCCGTTGTTTTATAACCCATCCCCTGCAAATATATTTGTGTGTGTTTCCTCATAGCTTCCCCATTAAATTTTCCGTTGATTAATAATTAAAAATTTAACTATGAGAAATTAGTTTATTATAAATATAAGTTCGGTCTAAATTTATCTCGTCAAAGTTATACTTGTTTTGGCAGAACTCAAATAACTTTTGTCCGCTTTCCTTACGCATATCCGCATCGCTTACTAAATCTCTTATATGTTTGTACCAATCCTTCTGACTTTTAACGTAATGCACGGGCATATCTAAGTAAGGATTGACGTGGCTAACAATGGCAGGGTTCTTTTTAGCAGCGGTTTCTAATACCTTTAGATTTGACTTCATAGCGTTGAACTTGTTATCTACGAGTGGGATAACTGAAATGTCTGAGTCCGTATAAGCACCCATATATTCCGTAACTTTTGCATAGTTATAGATTGTAGGGTTAAGCTTTAGTCCGCAAGTGAACGCATCAATCATTTTATCCCAAATAGGTTTCTCCCCGTCATTGTAACCTGCTATTACAGTTCTTATGTTCATACCTTGCAATCTTTTAAAAGGCTGCCTAAGTATTTCTAAATCCCTTTCGTGTGTTCCGCTACCGCTCCAAAATAATCTAACCTTGTAATCTTCGGTCTTGTTATCCTGGAACTGCTCTTGCCCGTAAGGTAATGCGTTTGGTAAGATGTGAACGTTCTTATTAAATGGGCTTATCTCTCCTGCTAACCTTTCGTGTGTGCAGGTGCAAAGGTCTGCAATCTTTAAGTAGTCGGTAATTAGTTTAGGTATATTGTTAAGCTTATATCTTAAATACAATAAATGGCTTTCGTTTAGTTCCCAATGGTCATCGTTATCAACTACTAATTTAAAGCCGTATTTAGTACGCCAAGCATCCATTTGCTTTGCATCTATCTCATTAAGCATTCTATTCATTAACACAATATCCCAACCCTGCTCAAGTAGTTCGTCATTCAATACATCGGTAATAAGTGCGTACTCCTTTTCTAAGTGTACTATCGGCATCATTATTCGGTGCAGTCCTACACCTGAGTTGGCAGAAGTTATACAAAGTATTCGCATCTTATATTCTTTTGGTTGTGATAGATGTCTTGGTATTTTTCCCAGACGCTTTGCGCCCGTGCTAAGCTTTCGTCTTTCATTCGTCTATATTCCGTTCCATTGCCAACATCGTGTCCTATATGTTCCGACCTCATATCTGGCAAGTAGTAATTAGTAAAGCCTGTAATAGTTGCACGTTCCCCATAATCTCTATCTTGCATTCCGTATGGGTCATACTCAGTATTGTAACCGCCAACCGCATCTATAAGTTCACGAGTAATAAAGTTATCGCCAAAAGGTGTGTGTGTTTTATGTACTCCGTCTATTATTGGTGGTAACTCTTCTACGCAATGTATTCCTATTATTCCTGTCTTTTCTATTCTTTGCGCAAACAATACAAACCTTGCCAACCAATTCTCAGGCAGTAAAATGTCATTCGCTAATAAACAAACCGCATCGTAATCTTGGGTTAGCCTAAGTCCTGCGTTTACTCCTGCTGCTATTCCTCGTTTTTCTTTTGATAAATCATAACCTGCAAACGGGTAGTTAAAAGTTTCGTGCGTGTCGCTTCCGTTATCTATTAAAAAGCAATCGGCATTGTAACCAGAGTTAAAAAAGTTTTGGTTAATTACACGCTGCGTTAAATCGTGTCTGTTTTGTGCAAGTAATAAAATAGCTACTTTCATTATCTTATGTTTGAGCCGATTTCCCTTGCCGGAACTCCTGCGTATTTAGTATTTGGTTTTGCATCTCCTTTAACAAAAGCACTTGCACCAATCATACAATTTTCTCCTACGTTTGCAAACTGATGCAGAACTGCATTAAGTCCTATATTAGCACCTTTGTCTACAATAGAATGACCGCCTATTTTTGCTCCGCAGCTTATTGTAACATTGTCTAAAATTGTACAATCGTGTCCAATGTGTGCGTGTTTCATTATGAAGCAATTATTTCCAATGAAGGTGTCAATCTCCGTACCTGCGTCTATTGTTACAAGTCCTGTAATAACATTGTTATCTCCAATGTAAACTTTGCCTTTTTCTTTTTGCCAGAACTTCTTATGTTCGGCTTTGTCGCCTATAATACAATAAGCACCAATATAGTTGCCGTCTCCGATAATTACGTTATCGCCAATGATAGCGGTAGGGTGAATAAAGTTAGCCATTCTTTTTTTTATTTTTAGGTTTAGGTTGCTCTTCGTACCAAGTGTATAAGCGTTTAATCATATCGAAGATACAATTACCGCACCATACTGTTAAGATAAAATCTGCACTCATATACTTGCGGTAAATATGCTCGTACATTTTTAAAATGTCTAAGTCAATATTACGAACATAGCCATTTTGGACTGTATGCCAATTACCAACGTGGTCATCTAAAAATTTGCGGTGTTCTATTTCCATAAGTTCCACATTAATTTTGAAAGTAAAGGTGCTGCAACTCCTGGTATAAATACAAACGCAATTATGTCGGTACATATTGCAGGTAGTAAATATAAAGCTAAACCTGTCCAAGCTGCTAAACAACTTGTGCAGCTAAAAGGCTTAAAATCTAATTTCCACTTCCTATGGAATTGGTGTATCTCAACAAAGAATATTGCAAAGCATATCGCTGCTATGATTATCATTTGCGTAGTTGTTTTTTAAGTTCTCGTTTAGTTAGTTTTAGTTCCCTATGAATTGACATATACGGAATACCTGTAACCCTGCTTAGTTCTTTAGCGTTGCAATTATGCTTGATAGCATACACTCTTAAAAGTTCCGCTTTGTACCAGTGCATCTTAGATAACTCGTCTTCTACTTTGTTAAGTAAATCTTCGTCTCTATCGTGTACTATCAATTCTACTTCTAAAGGTTTTCGGTATGTCCTATAAAATTGGCTCGTGTTACTTTGCATCATATTAATCATTGTTCTAACCAAGTAGAACTTTAATACGTTTCGTGTGCGCATATCTATTAACCGCTCCTCTTCCATTTCACATAGCACCTTAAATAATTCGCTTCTTAAATCTTCTCGTAAATCTTCAGGCTGCATTTTGTCTATTGCTTCCTTAAGTTCTCGGCTTTCCCAAAGTTCTAATATGATGCTATTCTTGTTCATATTCTTTTAGGGTTAGTTTGCCGTTCTCTTCGGTTGCTATGTAGCAGAAACAATTTGCCGTCTTTGCTAAGTTTAAGAACGCTATTTGATAACTGCTAAGTTTATCTCCTATGGCTTTTGTTTCGCAATAAACCGCTACACCTGTTTGTGTGTGGAAGCCTACAACATCTGGAACTCCTTTAAGTCCTATAAAGGTACGACCCCTAACCGCAAGATTGTTATTGCGCCATACAAAGCACCCATTTTTATTTAGGGTCTTTATTGCTTCTTTGGTTAATTCGTTTGCGGTCATATTACAAAACTATATTAAGAAAATGAAACTTTACCAAATTTTATTTGTTCCTCAAAAAATAAAGCTACGGCAACTGCTCGAGCCTGGTTCTTTAGCCAACTTTCAGTCCACTCGTCTCGGTATTGCTTTGCGCTTATGATGTCCATTTTATTAGCCTTATAGGTAATAATCTCCATAAGTTTCTTTTTAGCAAGTGCGCCATCTTCTTTTGTCCATACCTTGATGCCTGAACTATTAAGTTTTGTAAATACGCTTAGTGGGTTAAACAACCTATCAAAAGTTCGGTTTTCCAGAAGCTTATACTCTTGGTAACTGTAATCAATTATCTCTAAATCGGTAAGGTGTGGGATTGCTTCTACTCGTTCTTGTGGCATCATTTTTCTTACTTCGTTTGCTTTTTTCTTGTACCTATCCATTACCTGACTAAAATATGCAGGACTGAAGTTCTGGTAGTGGTCTATAAAGTCATTGGCTACCATTTGCTTAAACGCTACTTTAACTTCGTTTATTGTAAAGCCACCATATTCGGTTCTTATCCAATCCTCTAAGATTGCTAACTTAACATCGCCAGGATTGTTTATACCTACAAGCTGCATAAGGTAAACAAGGTTTTGTTTAAATATGGTAGAGTTCAGATTGCGAACCCTCTCGCCCGAAAATGCGGTCATAATCTCTTGCTCCGTAGGAAGTAGAGTGGATAAAGTTGTAGTTTTTAAGGTTTTCAAGTTCGTGTTTATCAAGCTTTCGTTGATTATCTGAAGTTCTTTTTGCATCTTCTTTTAAGTTAAATAGACCTTTCCAACCATTTGCCATTGACTGATTAAGTATTTTTATAGCAATGTCTTCTTGTCCGTTTGATAATTTTGTTAATTCTTGTAAGGTAGCAAGTTCACTTTGAGTTGTCCTGTATGTAAACTTAAATTGTTTTTTCTTGTAATCCTTCCAATCAAACCACATTTTTTTAAATTCATTAGAAACAAAAGGAAGCTCTATTATTTCTTTAATTTCCTTTATTTCATTTACTTTCCTTTCCTTTATAGCATTGCGGTCGCTATGCGGTGGCATTGCGGTCGCATCATTTACATTAGAAATCCAACGTTTACGGGCATTTTGACTTGCCTTCTTGCTCTTGCTATCCCTTTCGTCTATGCGTTTTTGTACAGACATACTACCAAAGTTTTCGCCTTCAAATACGAATAAATTGAAATCGTGTAATACGCTATGCACAACTTCGCTATGCACTCGCAGGTCATAAGCTATGCCATCGCAATCCGTTCGCAATGCGTTTGCATTATTGTATAGGTCTTCAATGATTGCCCAGAATACCCCATAACCGAGCATTCCGTGTTTCCTAATAAGGAATTTAATCTTCTCGTCATTACGGCTATTATAGTCGTGTGAGAAGTAAAAGGTATCTTTTGCCATAAAAAAAGAAAAGACCCAAGAAGGAGCGAACTTCAAGGGTCTTTATTATTTAACCACTAAACACATTATGGGTTCGCTCTTCCTTAATGTGTCTTATATTTATGTTGCGAATATACACTAAATTTCTTTAAGTTCTAATTTTAAACAAAGTTTTTTTAGTTTTGTCTTAAACCAGTCCTCAGTTTCTATTAGGTTATTTGCTTGTTTTATGTTATGGATAGCAGTGGTATGGTCGCTTGTTCCTGTGTATTGGCTTATCTCTTTGAGGCTTAACTTAGTATAACGCCTTAGTAAATATGCCGCAGCTTTGCGCCCAAACGTTGTTTTTAAACTCCTATCCTTAATTAATACATCGCACTCAAACTCCTCGTCTACCAATTTAACAATAGTCCTTGCGCCAATGTCTAACCCTAAAGGCTCGTTATCTTCTATGCCTAACAATCCAAGTTGCTGCATCATTTCGTGCAGTTGCAAATGGGTGTTACGTTGTGCGAAGTATAACTCCTTTAATTGTCTTATTGATATATCCTTCTTTTTGTTTAGCATAATTAAAACGGCAATCCTTCCGTATCTTCTTTAGGTTTAAAATCATTTACATAAATCTTGTAATCGGGTTGTTTGTCCTCGGTCTTGTAAGCGTTAACCCACATTGAATACTTTACATCATTAATTGTAAAATTAATTACTTCTCCTTTAGCGGTCTGCTTTTTCCAAGCACCTGCACTCCATTTTTTTTGTTCCATTTTTTACTTTTTTATTAGTGAATATTTACTTACAAATTTAGGTTGTTTCTTATTACCTACGTTAATTAAATCGGACTGTATC